GCTCGCGACCGACACCGGCGAAGAGGATTTCATTGTCAAGACGGACCATCCGATTCTGAACGAGATCAACATCGCACGGATCAAGGGCCTGGACCTGCGTGAGCACTACAACCGCTCAGAGATCGAAATCGAGTGGCACTACTTTGAATTCATTGAGCGCGCGTATCGGCACTACAAGAACGCTCGCAACCTTCTGGACTTTACCGACCTCTTGGAGTTAATCGTCCAGCAGCCGGAGCGCTTGCCACGGCTCGAGGCGCTCATCATCGACGAAGCACAAGACCTTTCACCTTTGCAATGGAGGCTGGTAGAGCAACTCGCGTTGCGCTCCCAGCGCTGCTTTCTGGCAGGCGACGACGACCAGGCCATCTACACCTGGGCCGGGGCCGATGTCGAAAGCTTCCTGAACTTCAAGGGCCAGATCAAAGTGCTCGAGCAGTCGTACCGCGTGCCCGCGAAGATCCACCAGCTTGCCAACTCCGTGGTCCATCGGATCAAGAAGCGCCAGCCCAAGGCATGGCGTGCTCGCGAAGAGACAGGCAGCATCCACTACTACCAGGACTGGCACGACGTCAACGTCGCTCAAGGCGACTGGCTGATCCTCGCGGCCGCCAACTACATGCTCTCGGACATGTACGAGTGGTTGAAGAGCCAAGGCCTCCTCTTCGAGCGCTACGGACAACGGTCCATCCCCGAATCCGTGCTCACGGCCGTCATCGGCTGGGAGCGCCTGAGGAAGGGCCAGGAAGTGCCCTTCCAGGTCGTCCAGACGATCTACAAGTACATCGACACCCGGTTCGTGAAACACGGCTACAAGGGCCTGCGCACGGCCGACCCGGCTGCTATGTACACGCTCGATTCTTTGAAAGAAAAGCACGGACTTCTTTCTACAGAAATCTGGCACCAAGCGCTCACCAAGATCGCGGAGAACCAGCGCAACTACCTGATCGCGGTGTTGCGCCGTGGAACGCGGCTCACGGGCAAGGTTCCAATCAAACTATCCACGATCCACGCAGCCAAGGGCGGTGAGGCGGATAACGTGCTCCTGATGGGGGACTTAACCACCAAGTTTGCCCGAGAGTATGACCGCAACGCAGACGACGTGAATCGGCTGCTGTACGTCGGCATCACCCGCGCTAAACAAACTCTGCACATCGTGCTCCCGAAGGATGAGCGCAAAGGATTTCGGCTGTGACCAAACGCGACTTCAACACCATGCCTCTCTTTCCGCGACAGTCGGAATGGATTCCTCCACAGTCTTTCCCCAACTTGTCCACCGCCAAGGAGATTGCAATTGACCTCGAAACCTGTGATCCCAACATGGAATCCATGGGCCCAGGCTGGCCTCGTCGTGACGGCCACATTGTTGGGTACGCTGTTGCCGTTGACGGATGGGCAGGCTATTTTCCTGTTGCTCATAGCGGCGGCGGTAACCTTGATCGTCGGATTGTGGAGCGATGGATGGCCGATGTCCTTGCGACGCCGGCTGACAAAATCTGCCACAACGCCTCCTACGACATAGGCTGGCTTCGCGCTTCAGGCTTCACGGTCAACGGCCGCATCATCGACACCATGCTCGCTGCACCGCTCTTGGACGAGAACCGCTTCAGCTACGCGCTCAACAGCCTGGGCTTTGACTACCTCAAGGAGACCAAGTCCGAGCAGGGCCTGAAGGAAGCCGCACAGGACTTCGGCATCCACGCGAAGAAGGAGCTTTGGAAGCTGCCGGCCATGCACGTGGGCGAGTACGCCGAGCAGGACGCCGCGCTCACGCTCAAGCTCTGGCACCATCTGAAGGCGCTCCTGCGGTCCGATGACGTTGAGTCCATCTTCAACCTGGAGACGGAGCTACTGCCCATCCTCATTGACGTTACCTATCGAGGCATCCGCTTCGATCATTCCAAGTGCGACCGCCTTGTCCAGGACATGCGCCGACAAGAAAAACAGATCTTGCAGACGATCAAGGAGCAGGCCGGAGAGCAGGTCGATATCTGGGCGGCGGCGAGTATCGCCAGAGCGTTCGACAAACTGGGTATTGAGTACCCGCGCACGGCTCAAGGCGCACCGAGCTTCACCAAGAGCTTCTTGGACAGCCACGACCATCCGATGGCCAAGATGATCGTGGAGGCGCGAGAACTGAACAAGACCCACGGTACGTTCTTGACACCTTACCTCGAGCACGCGCGACGCGACGGCCGCATCCACACGCACTTCAACCAAATGCGAAACGAGGACGGCGGCACGGTCACCGGCCGCCTGTCCGCTGCCAACCCAAACTTGCAGCAGGTTCCGGCTCGGCACGAGATCATCGGGCCGATGGTGCGCAGCCTCTTCCTGCCTGAGGAAGGCGACCTCTGGGCCGCGAACGATTTCTCCTCCCAGGAGCCCCGCCTACTGGTGCACTACGCCACGCTCCTCGGGCTCCCCGGCGCAGAGAAGATGGCAGACGCCTATCGCGCCGACCCCAACACCGACTTCCACCAGATGGTCGCGGACATGGCTGGCATCAAACGCAAGGCCGCCAAAACCATCGGCCTGGGGCTCATGTACGGCATGGGTAAGCAAAAGCTCGCCAACAGCTTGGATCTGCCCTTGGAAGAGGCGAGCGAGCTCATCGGCACCTTCCACGCCAAGGTCCCGTTCCTACGTGGCACGGTGGACGCGGTCATGCGCCGTATCGAGCATCCGGCCTCCGGTGGCGCGATCCGCACGCTCCTGGGCCGCAAGTGCCGCTTCCCGCTCTGGGAGCCTGTGCAGTACGGCGTGAACAAGGCGCTCCCGTACGAGCAGGCGATCATGGCCTACGGACAACGGATCAAGCGCGCCGGCACCTACAAGGGCTTGAACCGCCTCATCCAAGGGTCGGCGGCCGACCAGACCAAGTCCGCCATGGTCGCGCTTCACAAGGCCGGCTTCAAGCTGCTCCTCCAGGTCCATGATGAGTTGGCCGTGTCGGTCAAAACACGGGACGAGGCCCGCGAAGCAGCGGACATCATGACCAAGGCGGTGAGCCTGGAAGTGCCCTCACGCGTTGATGTGGAGACTGGACCATCCTGGGGCGAGGCGGCATAATGGACCTCGGTTTCTGTTGTCTCCTTCAGGTGGTGATTAGGCCGGGGGCGTTCCTCGGCCCTTTTTTAAGAAAGGAGAATGTCCGGTGCCCCGGCATGTCATCAAGCAGCCTGTCGTCCCGCCCACTAATCCACAAGGTGGCAGGCCTCTTGAGATCGTTCACGTTCCTCGAGAGGTCATCAACGGCTATGGCGTCCCAGAAGACTGGGTCATTGAACATTGGATGAACCTCCCCAAGGAGGTTGAACCCAAGAAATACAAATTCAAAGATCGATTAGGAGCCAATGGATTGGATCACCTGAAGAAACCCAAGAAGCCCAAACCCAAGAGGCCCGGCCCAAAAAAGAAGCGCGGCCGAAAGAGGAAGTACCGCGAGGACCCGTACCGCTTGTCACCGTCCACGCGCCCTGGGGCGCGCTGGCACACGGTCAGCGTTCCAGAACTTGCCCACGCGCAGCTCAAGGAGATGTCCCTCTTCTACGAAATGCCACTCACAAAAATCATAGCCAAGCTCGTCGGCGAGGCGTTTGTAAGGGCCTCAGAAGAGTCCGCCCTCCTCGCACGCATCGAGGCCAACCGACAGAAGGAAAGTGCAGATGGAAAAGCTCACGAAGATGTACCACGAGACGCAGATAAGCCTGCCCGTCGAACTCACTTTTGAGGTCTGGCCGTCTCTCGAGGTACGCGGCGAACTCCTGCCTCCGATGGTCGAGATCACCAAGATCATGCTCACGATCGTTGGCCCCGGCGGCAAGCCCCGGACCATTGACATCACGCAGAGTTTCTCTGAGGATCAGTTCATGGCATTGGAAGACGAGATCATTGAGGCCTACAGTGAAAATGAGTGACGAACTACGCGCCTTGAGCGCCCGCTATCCAGAGCACACTGAGTTCATTCAGGCCTGCGCCGACAAGCTGGAGGAGTCCCGGCAATGGAAGCTTGCGTGGATTCAATCAGAACTTCGCAACGAGGCCTTGACACGTGAACTGGAGCTGTTAAGATCCAAACCCTAGACGCAAGTCTTAGTCGCAACCAGAAAGGAGAACGCGATGTCCAAGAAGCCCCCTGCCCCCGCCACTGTCTGGCCTTTCCCCGTCTGGGACGGCACTCAATGGCTCATGCCGCTTGAGCAGTTGACCCCGGCCGCGCGCAAAGCGCTCCGTTCCGAGAAAAAAGATTCTCGGACCCCGGACCTGTCCGACATCGAAGACGCGAGGTTCTGACATGCTCGTCAAGAACCCGCAGACAGGCAAGATCGAGGTCGTTCGTGGCCAGTCCGAGACCTTCTTCTACAACACGGGCCGCGTCCGCATCGGCATCCTCTACCAGCGCCCCGCCCCTGCCATGTCCTTTGACGAAGAGCGCCTTCAGCGGGCGCTGTTGCGTGGGGCCAAAGCGGCACGGCGGCGGTCATGAAAAAGCGCAACAAGAAGTACCGGCCACGGCCCGTGATCCGCGACACGATGTCCTTCGTGCTCTCCGGCATGCGCCGTCTGTCCGACATCCGGGAGTCGTATGTGGCTGTGCAACTGCGCACGCGTGCCGCGCTTGAGCGGCTGCGCCTGGGCATGGCAGACAAGGATGACATCGGACGGCTCATGGCCATGCTCAACCTCACTGAGGCGCTGGCGATGCACGGCCTGGGCAAGGATCACCTTGAGTCACTGTCCACGATCCAGAAGCACCTTGTCAACCTCGCCACGCGCGGCGCGGCCACCGGGCGCTTCATCATGAACGCGGAGCAATGGCAAGCGCTCAAGGACCTGGCTGACCTGCATGAAGCGCAGCTCGAGACCTGCACTGTCTACGAGGTTGAGCAGGCGGTGGACTTCATCGAAAGGAACCAGCGCTCCGGCAACGTCCACTTAATCACTCCACCGAAAGGAATCGTATGAAGCAGCTCGGTGATAACGCCGTCGAGGCCCTGATGCTCTTGCAGCACGCCTGGGCCAGGCTTGATGTCCAGGAGGGCCAGGGATCCGTGGTCTTCCACCTGCCCGAACTGACCTATGAGGAGTTCACCAAGAACCCGGTCGTGCAGTGGCTCTTCGCGGGCCACTTCCCGCCGCCCTTTGCCAACGAGGCGATCGCCTACGAGGCCTACATGTTCTATACCACCGAGAGAAAGTGAGAACTGCCATGTTTAGTCTTACCACCTTGCAACTGCACAACGTCCAAAAGGTTGTCGTCGGGCCCGAAGAGGAGCGAAACAACTACCACTTTCGCCGGATCTTGATTTACACCAAGACCGGAGAGACCGCGATCGAACTCTTCTCCCACTTCTCAGACGAAAACGCCGATGACACCGGCATTCCCGTCTCCGTCTGATCCGAGGACCTGCCATGAACAAACGCCGCACTTCACGCCCCCGCCCGACCTTCGCCCAGATCGCCGAGGAGGCCAAGTTACAAGCGCACTTTGAATACGAGGCGCGCCTGTCCTCTGACCTTGCGATCGCGCTCGAACAAGCCCGTGCCGAGTACGAAGAGGCCTACCACCTCCTCTCCAAGCACACCACTGCGCTCGAGCTCGAGAACGCCATGTTGCGTGAGCAGTTGCGCATTGCCCAGCGATCATGGTTCAAGGCTCTCGTCTCACGGATCAAGAGCCCATGGGCATGACCAACGCTGAAGCGATCACGGACCCGGCGCTCGTCTGGCGGACCATGGCCACCTGCCCCACAGGTCCGAAGGTCCTGCTACTGAACGCCGCAGGGATTGCGAGCACGGGCTGGTGGGATGGCAAGGGCAAATGGTACGTGGGCTGGTATCCACTGCCCAAGGTCCCAACTGAGATCCGTGCGCTGATTGAGCCAACGTACAAACCGAAGGACATGACATGACGCGAGATGAAATCCTTTCACGGGCCGAGAAACACGGCCCGATGATCGCGGGCTGGATCTTCAGCGCGCAGGGCCTGGAGAAGTTCTGGCGGGAGGCGTTTGAAGCGGGCCGGAAGTCAGAGCGCGAGAACTGCGCGGCACTGACCGAGCACCTGGGGCAGGAGGGGATGGGGACTCTTGCGATCGCAGCGGCGATGAGGAAGCGGAAATGAACCAAGACGACATCATCAAAATGGCGCGGGATTCCGGCATGGAGTTGTACGGACTGGGCCGGGACAGAACAAATTTCGTTTTCATTCTTGAACGCTTCGCCGCGCTTGTCGCAGAGCCTTTGCAATCCCGGATCAAAGATCTGTACCGCCAGCTTGGCGAGGCCGAGAAGCGGTTAGATGAGCAGTACAAGCTGGGCGCGGAGGCCAAACTGGACGAGTGCATCCTGATGCTGGAGCGCCTGTATGAACGGTCTGGTGAACAGTACAAACAGTATTTGCACGCAGCCAGAGTACTGAAGGGGGAGGTATGAACCATACGCCGGGACCGTGGCGTTACGACAGCGGCAAGATTTGGACGCCCAGAGGTTGGTGGGTTGCTAGCGTGTACGAAGATATGGAGGAGGACATAAAAAGAGCTAATGGTCTTTTGCTTGCCGCCGCGCCGGATCTTTTGAGTGCGCTAATGATGGCTGTGAGCGCCCTTGGGCGATCAGATTACATCCAAATGGATGGCGACAGTTTTGATGTTATCGAGGTTTCCCGCGCTGCCATCGCAAAAGCCAGGGGTGAGAAATGACCGCTTACTTCTTCATCGGCTACGCAGTCGGCATCATCACCGGCTACGTCGCATGGGCACCTGAGACAAGGTTCAAGAAAAACTTTGTTGATGGTCTGACACTGCGGTTTTTGTGGGGGCGGCGATGAGCATCGAAGCAATGAAGCAGGAGATTGTGCAGGCTATCAGGGCTGCAATTCTGCGGTCAAAACTAAACAACATACGCACTGCACCAAAAGACGGCCAGACAGTTGGCGATCTTGCGGTGCGAGTTGAGAGTTTGGAGTTGTTGTGCGAGGGAATCGAAGGAGAGCACTACGACCAGACCTCGCTCGAATTGTGCGAAAAATGCGGCTGGAAGGCGATCATTCCAAGCGAGGGATGTCTGGTCTGTGCGAGGCAGAAGCCGAAGCCGGTGGCGTGGATGTTTGACTTCCTAGCAGACGACCGGGACGAAATAATCCGCGATTGGACGACTCAAGAATACGCGGAAATTGAGCGTGAGAAAGGGTTTAACGTGCGGCCGCTCTACCCCGGACCACGCCAATGGGTCGGGCTGACGGAAGAAGAGACGCAGACCCTGTACGACCGATACGCCGTCTACCAGGAGTACGGCGCAGAGGACAGCGGCTGGTTTGATTTCGCACGGGCCATCGAGGCATGGCTCAGGGAGAAGAACACATGATCAATGAAAAAGAAAACGCTGTGCTGCTCATCGCCGGGTTCACGCAGCGAGAGATCAGCGACCGCAAACGGAAGTTCTACAACCTCTTCCGGATCGAGCCTTGGCTTGTGCCGATGCGCAAGCACGGCGAATGGGGAGGGTTGACGACGCAAGAGATCCTCGACATCGTGGATGACCACACCGAGACCCCCAACGCGATCCCGATGCTCTACCGTGACCAGGCCGTGGATCTTTGTCGCGCTATCGAAGCAAGACTCAAGGAGAAGAACACATGAAACCCGTCCTCTGGATCCACAAGGCCAGCGGCAGGATCCGTTTTGACGGAGAAAACCTTCCCCCATCCTGGATCCCGCTCTTTGCCAAAGAAGACCTCGAGCTCACGCCGACCACGGCCCACGCGCCCATGGAACTGCCGGACAAGACACGACGCATCTGGGACTACATCAAAGACAGAAAACGCCCGTTCCAGGCCCGCGACGTCGCCGAACACTTCGCCATCTCCACCCGCACCGCCGCCAACCACCTCTCCACCCTCCACCTGGCAGGCGCACTCGCCCGCACCCGCAAAGCAAAAAATATCCTCTGGGAGGTGATGTACAAGGAACCCAAAGAACACAGAGAAAGGCCCCGGCCAAAACAAGAGGCTGCCGAGGCCACCCCACACCGACCACGGCCCACGCCAGTCACCAGCTACCCCCACGCCCGTGGCTACGACGATTGACGATTGACAGGAGCTTCTATGCTGCGCCCTGCACTGAATTCGACAGAGGATCCCCCTCCACGGACCACGGACCAGGAACTCCTCGAATACATCAACGCCCTCCGACGACGGATCGAGGTCCAAAATATCCAGATGGAGGCGCTCGCAGTTGAAGTAAGATCGCTTCAGATCAAAGCAAAAGAGCAGGAGGATTTCATCGACCGCCTATCGCTGGATCTCGCTCTCTACAATAAAGGGCCCGTCAACGGAGCTTCATCATGAACCAGAATGTGCTGTCAGGATTGAAGGATTTGCTCGGCATACCCGCCCAGGCAAAGTATGTCCACCTTGTCACCATGACTATCAACGGCGTGAAACATCTCTACCTGGGTCCCGTTTTGCCGGAACTGTTCGAACGAGGCTGCGACGTCGAGATCTCTGCCATCGAGTTTGGTGATCTGCTTGAGGTCGAACACGCGATCCGCCTCCTACAAGGGAAATACCTTGAGGGGGAGAATGTCAACTGAGGGTGAGGTTCTTGTGGGGTGGGAGGCGGAGCGGGAAGGGGGCTCGGGTGTTGGAAGCATCCGAGCCCTGCGCATTTTAAGGGGTGCGAGGAGCGCGGATCAAGGGCCACGGGCAAAAAACGCCAAAACAGTAGAAATCTGGCTACTATCGTGTTTTTGTTTCGAAAATTTTTAAAAAATGACGTAATGCCGTAATGGACGTAATGAATCAATAAAATCAAGGGGTTAGAGCAATACGTTTCATTACAGTAGGTAAAATGGTGAAATTCTTCTGGGGATCGCGCGCGCGCAGGTAGTTGATTTTTGTTTTTGTTTTTTTGGCCACAGGGACTACTAAAACGCGCTTTTTGGTATGATGGAGTCCTGCCCTGGCAATCCTGCCTGGGTTGCCATAGAGGAGAAAGGTGATGTTCGAGATCGAGAAGGGTGTACCGCTGCCCGAGGGCCGACAGTCTGGGTCTGTTTATCCCTTCAGGTTCATGGAGGTCGGGGATAGCTTCGTTGTGTCTGAAGAGGACCGGCTGAAGAATGCACGTGCGGCTGCGTATTCCTACGGTAAACGTAGTGGCCATAGGTTCGCCTGTCGGCGGGTGGGTAATGGCTGGCGCTTCTGGCGTGTTAGCTGATTGCTGAGTAGGGAGGCCGGTGATGTCGTCAAAGGATAATCAGTTCATGCGAGGCAAGAAGTTAGGTCGCCGAGATGAGCGTACTGAAGAGCGCATTAACCGGCCTGTCACAGTTGTCAAACCCAAGGTACTGAGCCCGCAGGAATGGAAGTTTGTCGAGGAGTTTGTTGCTGGAGAGGGCCACGTTACCCTGAGGGAAGCGGCTTTGCGTGCGGGGTACAGCGAGAGCTGGGTAAGGACCAAGGCCCGGGAGCTGACCGACCCGGACAAATGCCCTCACGTTGTGGCAGCGATCCAGGAGCGCCGGCGCGAACTGGGCGAGAAATACGCGACGACGTATGAGCGGCACATGCGCGACCTCCAGATCATTCGAGATCAGGCCTTGGCTGCGGGAGCGTACGGTGCGGCTGTTCAGGCCGAGTACAGGCGCGGCCAGGCGCTTGGCACGATCTACATTGACCGCAAGGAGATCAGGCACGGCACGATCGACTCCATGAGCAAGGAGGAGGTCATGCGCAAGCTCGAAGAGATCAAAAAACTCTACGGCGGCGGCAACGGCGGGCCGATCATCGACATCACGCCTGATCAGGTACGGGAAAGCGCCGACGTCCGAGAGCTGCCGGATGCCGATCCGGTTGAAGATGACACCGAAGACCCCCAAGAGGCCCCAGAAGCGCCTGAAAGCGAAGGAGAAGGGGAAGATGCCAGCGAAGCCAGAAAGCGCCCTGTATCGGCGGCTGAGAGACAACCTCTCAGCGTCCGACTGCCATTTAACCCGAATCGAAAGTAGGGTAGGGCTCGGCATCCCTGACTGCTTGGTCGCGTTCAAGCGATCGGGCGAATTTGTGATGGTCGAGTTGAAGGTCGTTAAGCGGGGGTTCCAGGTGAACTTGTCGCCGCACCAAGTCGCCTTTCACCTAAAGCACGCAGACATGCACTGCCCGACATTTATCGTGGTCCAGTATTCGCCGGCGGGTAAGACTGCGGCGGGTGAGCTGTTGGTTTATAGCGGGGATCAGGTGATGGACGTGCATAAGCTAGGCGTGAAGGCCGAACCGTTGGCTCGTTGGCCGTGGCTGGGGGTCCAGTGGCAGATGGTCAAGCAGGTGCTGTTGACAGGCGAGTCGGTGGACGATTAAAGTTGTCGGTTCGGGCAGCGGTGCCCGGGTTAGAAAGGAGAAAAGCAAGATGAGGGCAGATAACTCGAGGCGGGGCGCATAGTGGCGCGCCGTGCAAAGCGGCGCATACCTTCGCCTTTTGTCCCGCTTACCGTGTCCGACGTTGAAAGGCAAAGGGCGGCCGATGAGGAACGCCGTCGTGCTGAAATAGGGGCAATCCGACGCACGGGCGTGCGGCTCGCGCTCTTCGCATTGCTGCATGTACTGCTCAATTCCGGACAATAAAAAAGCGCGCCTGGCGGCGCGCTTGAATTATTCCGACCCAAGGTTTTAAAGCTAAGGCAAACCCCACTGTGCCGCCATGGCGTCCGCGATGCCTGAATACGTAGCGCTACGGATTTTCCAGCGATCGGCACTCGGCCCTAATCGGTTTTGTCCCGAATCGGTCTGATTACCCCAGCGCTTTCGGCCGCCAATGATGCGCGGTTCGATGATGCTGGTTGGTCGCAGGGGTGGCAGATTTTTAAGCCACAGGCATGTTTTCTTGCTGGCGTCATGGCCAAACTGCCACGGCTGGATGATCTGATCAGGCTTGCGGATGCGGCTGTTGATGATGCTGACCGGGTTCTCGAGGGCGATACGCTCAATTGGCGCGCCCATCAGCGCACGCACAAATCCAAGCGCGTCCTCGGTCAGCTTTGGATCGCGCAACCCTCGGCGGGTCCAGTGCATGCCGCTCACCGATAGATAGGTGCATGGGGGGTGCGCGATCATCAGGTCCCAGCCATGGTCGAGAATGTCTAGCACATTCCCTTGATAGTGGTCACCCGAAGCGCTTGACTCGCATGGGAGCAGATCGCAGGAAAGGGCATAGTGCCCCTTCCGCAGGAAAGCGTCGCGCACCGTGCCACTGAATTCGCACGCGATCAGGACGCGCACGGGATCCTCCCTTGTTTTTTGTCAAGGTAAGCATTGATCAGATTGCCAATTAGAATTTCGGCGTTCATTGGTAGGTCGAGGGGGAAATCAGGCGATGCCGGGATCGGCGGAAGCGTTGCAGCGTAAGCATTGACGCGCTTTTGCGCGTCCCAGTCTGACCACCAATCCGGGCCGCCTTGACCGTCGTTTTCGACAGTCGCGACTCGTTTACCGTCAACGTAGACCGTCGCGGAAAAGTAGAAGGTCTCGCGCGACGCGCGGGTGTTGGTCTTGATGTTTTTGAGTTCGATTTTCATGGCTACGCATCCTGAAGGTGGGCGCGTTCCGCCTCAGCATAGCGCTTGAGGATAGTCCGCAGGGTCTGATAGTCGTTGCCTGCCAGATGATGGGCAGCAAACCCACCATCGGTTTGCCCTAGTTCATCTTGGATCACCGCCACGGCGGCATCGATTGCGTCATCAATGTAGTCGTTCATGTTGAAAGCCCTATAAAGAATGCAGCGCCTAGCGCGATGCCGGCGACGACGAAAATCGCCCATTCGATCGGGTTTGAAGGCATGGTGTCAGTCTCCAGAGATTGAAAGCGCGCCCCTAGGCGCGCGGGTTGATGATCAGGCTGCGACAACATCCGCAGCGCCGCGCAGATATGCAACGACTAGGCGCATGTCGTCGGCGTTAACAGTCCATGCCGGCACGCCGCCATCGAGCGCGAGCCCGAGCCCGTCCGGGCGCTCGAGTAGGGTGCGGATGTAATAGCGGCTTACGAATTGTCCGCGCGGGGTGTGCATGTGTCGGCGATCGTAAAATTCGACCATCGGCTCGTCGTTGTTGATCAAACGATCGTCGAGCCCGTAGGCGTCGCCGGTGCGAACAATCCGGACATTAAAGCGCGCGAGTGTAAGCATAGTCAGGCCTCCCGTGAGCGGCACCACGCGAGCGCGGCCGATTGCGTAGGATGTGGGCCCCCGATCGGGGTTTGATGCGGACCGCGCACGACAAACCATGCGCCGAGTAAACGGTTATAAACGATGCGGATTTTCATGGTTTAGGCTCCCACGGTTTGCGCGCTCGCGTGCGCGCGATCGATAACAGTCTCGAACTTCTCGAGCCCCACGCGGTCGACGAGCGCGTCAATATCGGCGAGCGCACATTGGCGCGCTTGCGCGATCGTAAGATCCGCCGACGACACGGGCATGCCCTTGTAATGTGCACTGACGCGCAGCAAGCGGTAACCCGACACCGGATCGGATACGATCCATTGGCGCCCCTTTGCCGGAATATTTGGTTGCACCTCACGGTGCAACGCAAAGATATGTGCGCGGTGCCCGCGCGTGTATAGCAGACGATCATATTTGACGTCGACAGTTTTGTCCGAACCGGTGACGCGCATGCTGAAGGTAGGCTTGGTTGGCATGTTCATTCTCGCTTTCTTTACGGATAAACGGGTTAAGCGGCGATCCGGGCGCGCTCAAAAGCGCGTGCGGCCGGACCGTGCACGATAATGGCGATTGACGCGCGGCCGGCATTCAAACCCGCGCCGTCGCACGCTTGACATTCGAGGCACGTCCGGCGATTGCCTCCTTCTGGGCTCGCTGGGCATGCAATCTCACGAGCGGCGAGCGCTTCGCTTTCGGTCCGCACGCGAAAAACCCGCCAACCAAGCGAGCGCGCGACGTCGCGATCAAGTGCCGAATCCGCGCTTGCCATGACGATATCGCGAAGATCGGCCGCGACGGGCTTGCGCCATTGGTGGGTGTAGCCTGTATGCCCTGAAGCTTGCGACAGTAAAGCGCGCCAAATATGCGCGGGTATCGCGGCCGGGTCTCCGTAAGATCCGATCCGCACCGCACGGCCGGCGAGCGCTTGCGCACCGTCGGCCGGATCGATCAAGGGATACGCGCCGCGAATCCATGCTCCGAATACGGCCGCGACGGATTGCCCGACATTGACGTAGCACGTCCGAACACGCTTCGAACGCTTGCGGCCGCGCTTGTCAATGGTTTCGACGGTGCGAGCGCGGTGCATACAATCGCCGCAGATTGATGAGTCATCGCCCGTGCGGATCGCGTTGACGGGGTGCGCATCGGCGCGGAGAATATAGGTTTGAACCATATCGCCGGTCTTGCGATTGTCTGAGCGCAACACCGCGATTCCAACGATAGGCGCGCCGTCAATCATTGATGGACCATCGTAAAAAACGAAGCTTTTCATTGTGAAATCCTTTCTAACTTTCTAAGCGCTCGGCGAGCGCGAACCTCAATTCCATCAAGCATGCGGGCGCTTGTCAAGCGCTTTCGCGCTCGAGCATGTCCTCGTCCGATCAGTGCCGGTATCGCAAGCGCGGCCGGCCGCACCGCTTGCCCTGGGCGATTTTACATAATGTGGATTTTACATAAGGCAGGCTCCGCGCTTCACGCGCTTTCCTCGTGGTCCGTGTGCCGTGTATCGTGTGCCTCGAGCGGTGCACCGTGGCCCGCGATCCGTTCCCCATGGCCCGCGATCCGCGATCCGCGATCCGTGCCGCGCGACCCGCGATCCGCGATCCGCGATCCGTGCCGCGCGACCCGCGACCCGCGAAACCCGGGCCCCGGTCCGAGGCGCGCGGACCCTCGATCCGGGTCCCTTTTCCCGGATCGAGGCGCGCGGCCCGGGGACCGGGGTCCAAAAAACGGCCCGGGTCGAGCGGGCGCTGGCTTTGGCCCGATTTCACACGCTAAATGCTGCTCGGAACAGAATTGGGTCCCCTTTTCCAGCCAGCATTGACCTTGCCTGCTCTGTTCCGGAAACCCACCCCCTTGATTTATGATTGCTGCACTCCCGTGGATCATGGTTTCACGTGGATCCAAACTTAAAGTAAAGTCTTAAGAGAGCCGCGTTATGTCAAATCTGATCCCTGAAGAGTTAGAAGCGGAACGTCTTCGTTTGGAGCTCAGGCTCTCGCAGCTTGAGGCGCAGGACCGGGCCAGGAACAACTTCCTGGACTTCGTGAAGTACGTCTGGCCGGCCGCGGTCCTTGGTCCTCACCACTCGAAGATGGCATCAGCTTTCGACAGGATTGCAAAGGGAAGCTTGAAGCGGCTGATCATCAACATGCCGCCCCGGCATACGAAGTCGGAGTTTGCGTCTTATCTCTTGCCTGCGTTTCTCATGGGCCGTGAGCCGCGAACCAAGGCCATTGAAGCCACCCACAACAGCGAACTCGCTGTCCGCTTTGGCCGCAAGGTCCGGGATCTGATGGATACCGAGACCTACAAAGAGGTGTTTCCGGATGTGAGTTTGAAGCAGGACAGCAAAGCTGCTGGCCGGTGGGACACGAACCGTGGCGGGGAGTATTTTGCTGTGGGTGTGGGGGGTGCGATGACCGGGCGGGGTGCGGACGTTTTGATTATTGACGACCCGCATTCGGAGCAGGACGCTTTGTCAGATCTTGCTTTGGACAACGCGTGGGAGTGGTACAGCTCGGGTCCCCGTACTCGTTTGCAGCCAGGCGGGGCAATCGTGATTGTGATGACGCGTTGGGGGACGAAGGATTTGACGGCGCGGTTATTGAAGGCGCAGTCCAGTCACAACGCGGACCGGTGGGAGGTGATTGAGTTCCCGGCGATTTTGCCCAGTGGCCGGCCGTTGTGGCCGGAGTTCTGGAAGTTGGAGGAGTTGAATGCTGTCAAGGCGTCGTTGTCGGTGCAGAAGTGGAACGCGATGTATCAGCAGCAGCCGACGAACGATGAGGGTGCGATTCTGAAGCGGGAGTGGTGGAAGGTGTGGCCGCACGATGAACCGCCGATCGTGAACTACATCATCCAGACGATGGACACGGCGTACTCGAAGAAGGAGACGGCGGACTACTCTGTCATTACGACGTGGGGTGTGTTTTATTTGGACGAGGACTCGGGGGCGAACATTGTCTTGTTGGACGTGAAGCGTGGTCGGTGGGACTTTCCAGAGTTGAAGCGGGTCGCAAAAGAGCAGTATGACCACTGGCAGCCGGACAACCTTTTGATTGAGGCAAAAGCGACGGGGACGCCGTTGCAGCAGGAGCTGCGGCGGATGAATATTCCGGTGACGATGTATTCGCCGGGTGGGCGGCGCTCGGGGACGGACAAGGTGGCGCGGGCCAACTCTGTGGCTCCGGTTTTGGAGTCGGGGATTGTGTGGGCCCCGGATACGGATTGGGCGGAGGAGTTGGTGGAGGAGTGTGCGGCGTTCCCGAACGGGGACAACGACGACATGGTGGACGTCACTACCATGGCGCTGATGCGGTTCCGGCAGGGGAACTTTGTGAGTTTGAAGACGGATGATTGGGGGGAGCCTGTGCACCGCGACCTTGTTCCGGAGTACTATTGACGACTACAATGGCGCGAGCCAGGAGCCGTGAGCCATGTCAAATTATTTGCCCTTCCAAGGCGCTGAGAATGTATCGGTGCCGGACGATCTGAACGGTGAGATGCCTGTTCAGTATTTTGCGTTTGGGGGGATAGCGAACCCGAGTCAGCAGCCTTTCCTGTCCAAGGCGGACCGGGAGTATTTGCAGGCGCGGCAGGTGGATCTTGACAAGCTGGCGGAGTACGACCGGGCGGTGGAGGCGTACAACAGGGATGTGTATGCGCCGTACGAGAAAGCGTACGGGGAGTATGCGAAGGCGGTCAACACCTGGAACGAAGGTCCTCGGACCACGGACTATGCGGGGCCATCCGAGCCCACGCTTTCGCCGTTCACGGTCGCCAAGCCTGAGGTGAAGTTTGACCCGCAGGCGGTGGTGGCGTTCCAGAAGGCAGCAGCGCAGCGCGCGCAGGAAGCGGCGGGGCAGCGCGGGCTGGCGATTGACGTGGTCAGTGATCCGGGCAGGTACAACTTGGGCGCGTTGTCCGTGTCCAGTGCCTTTATGGCAGAGGGAGGTGAGGTGAAGGCCAAGGACATGTTGAAGCGTGTGGCGAAGGC